GATTTGCGGGAATAAAAAATCCCGAAGTCTTTACCGGTAAAGACTTCGGGATTTGGCGCAGAAGGAGGGATTTGAACCCACCCAAAAAATCTATATATCCATTGCAGCTCTAGTCTATACTGTTTTCCGTGTGCAAATCCGTGTGCAATTTTAGTTTCTCCTCCAAAAATGCGTTTATGATTTGGTCTGTTTCCTGGGCTCCGTCGGGGAACACATAACCATAAATCTGCTTAAAGGTGTAATCGCTAGTCCATCCATTCCGGGCCATGGCGTACTGATCTACGACATTGAGCAGTATCATAATAGCTGCATTTGCGTGTCGGAGCCCGTGCACGGTGGTGTCCGTTATTCCAGCCCGTTTGCAGATGGCATGGACATGCTTTCGCACAGTGTCCGGGTGCCACTGGAATACTCTCCCCTGCTGCCCATGGTACATGCCCCGCAGCTTCTCCATGATATAATCCGGGCATCCGACAAGCCGCTGCGAACCTTCGTTCTTTGGGTATTCTTTTATAACCCATTTGTTATCTTTGTCCGGCACCATAGCCCGCCGGACCTCCACCTTGCCACCGTCGAAGTCAACGCAATCCCAATACAGGCCGCATATCTCCGATCGTCTCATGCCAAGCCATACGGCCATAACAATAGGCAATTCGCACGGATCACCCACCGCACAGTCGATAAGTTTCACGACTTCCTCCACAGTAAGATATTGCTTTTGCCTCTTCACCCGCTGGGGCAGCTTTACGCCGGACACGTCCACCCCATAGTCTTTCAGCACCGCAGTCAGGAGCCCATAAGCGTTCTTTATGGTCTTCGCGGATACTTTCTTTGCCTCGTCGGAAACAGCGCGTTGCACGTCCAGGCGCGTGATTGTATGTACGTCTCTGCGCATGAGGCCAGGAAACCTGTGCTTCCGCATCGTCTCATAGCCTCGTATCGTTGTAGGCGACAGCGCTCCTTCTCCAGCCTGGATATAGCGTGATATCGCCTCGTCAACCGTCACCTTTTGTTCTTTGTCCTTGCTCACCAGCATCCCCGTTTTGATTGCCAGCGCTTTCGCATGTGCAACCTCTGGGTCGTCGTCCACGACGGAGATCCGGCGCCCGTCCACCATCACCTGACAGCGCCAGGAATGCGACGGCAGCTCGACGGGTTTCGGGCCGGACAGCTTCGCGGCCTTCACTCGCCTTTTGGCCCATAGCTTTTCCTGTTCAGTCATTGCAAAAATCCCTCCTGTCTGCTATAATGAGGGAGCAGAGCGCCCACAAGCATCTGCCCTTCTATGGCCGCCCCCGGTATTGCGAGTACCGGGGGCGGTTTCTCTTGCTTTCTGTCGATTGCTGTGCTATTCTGTCTACAGGCGCTGCACAACGGCAGGCGGTTAGCCACACCTCCCGAAAGGGGGTGAGGCCCATGCGGATCACACTACATATCGGACGGTTCACCGTTACGATTATTGTGAAAAGCAGAAACCGCCACCCTGTCCGGTGACGGTTTCTTAATGGAACTATTCACTTAACACAGGGCTAACCGCTTGTTGCAACGCCTTCCTGTGTCTATTATAAACCGTCCTGTATTCTCTTGTCAAGGCCGCCTCTCCTGGGGCGGCTCTTTTTATGGCCTCGGCGGGTTGCAGACGGAGCAGGGGGTGTAGCCCATACCGATTGCAGCTTCAACATTATAGATCCAAAAATCGCGTCCTTTTATGTATTGACATCCATATGTATGATACTTTTCGCCATATTCAGTTACAATAACAGCGTGATCTTGCCAGAAATTCAATTCTGACTGCATTTCATTTTTTTGAGACCTTATATCGTTATACTGTTCTTTGAGCCGTTCATAATTTTCTTCAATTACATCTAATTCCGTTTGCATAGAATCAATTTTATTTAATAGATTTCCCCTGCTATAAATAAACACCCCAGTTATAATCAATATAACAACAACAGAGCACGCAAAAAGTATTCTCGCCCTTTTAAGGCGCTTTAGCAGACCTTTTTCATCCAAAGGAATATCTCCACCCTTTCGATCAGACCCTATGATCGCTTCAAATACCCCATTTATGAGCAAAAACGCTAGTGTGGAAAATACAATAAACGTAAAAGGATTATAAAACGAATATAATGGCCAGAGTAAGAAACCAAAGAAAAAGAAAAGACCTAGCCCAGCAAGAAAATTAGCAAACGTACAATCAAGTTCCTGCATAAAGGGAAAATAGAAAGCTCCAATAAAAGCGGAAATTAGATAGGCAATAGAGAACAGAAATATATAATTTGGCAGATAACCTTCTTTACCTTTTTCGATTTTATTCTCCATAAACTGTATTTTAACCCTCTTTGTTCCCGGCAATTAGAACAAACTGATCGTGCCCATACGATATTTAGCGAGACGTTGCGGAACTCCCATATAGGCCGCGGCATCTGAAATTGTGCGCTCTAAAAATGGAAGAAGTTCATTGTCATCATACAGAAAATCAAGTGCGAAACGATCGGCTTCATTCTCGAATTTCTCAACCGAAAATCTTGTATGTGCTCTCAAAAACGGCGTACTTAGATTCGGATGCAGAATAGCATGAGCCACCTCATGGGCACAGGTGAATGTAGCGAGATACCCATCCAGCTCCTCATTGATATGTATGAACTTCTGCTTGTAACAGCGGTTATAATACCCCAAAATTTCGCCCAAAGGCTCATGGAGCACAATAATACCTAGTGATGCCGCCAAATCGAACGGGTTGCGCGTTTCGTATTTACGGCACATCGCTTCGGCAATCACTTTGGTATCCACCGCTAATCCTCCTTACGGTATTTTTTCGGCGTATACTTTTGCTTGGCAAGTTTCTTACCCATTTCCATACTGTTACGGAGAGAATCTGCTAGGAGCTCGCGGGTTGTCGGATCAATGGATTCGCCTGAAAACATAAGCCCGTCCTGCCCGCTCTCCAGATCTGCTAAAATGTCCGCTAACTTTTTTTCAATATCGCGCTCATCCTCCTTGGTAAGGGTGGGCGCTTTTGTTTTTGCGTCAAGGAGTTCGTCCACAGTAACTTCTAATACGAGCGCAATCCTTTTGATGGTTTCAAGGTCTGGCTCTCTATTACCTGTTTCGTACTGGCTCAATGTATTAGCCGCAATCCCAAGCTTGGCGGCCAATTCCTTCTGCTTTATTCCTTTACTTTTTCGTATCTCTTGGATTCTCACTTTGACCACCTCGCTTACACTATATATCACAAAATGTGAATAATCAAGCACAATCACAAAAAGAGATTTTTAGTAAATTTGCCAGCTTGATAAAATCACGATATGAGAATATAATAGTTCACATAACGAGAATTTGGAGGTGAGAATTTGGGTACCTGTTTCCGAATCAAAGAGCTACGGCAGTCCGCCGGATTAACCCAGGCCCAGCTTGCGTTTCGGCTGGATTTGAAAAGCCCGAGCACCGTAACTATGTGGGAGACCGGAGATCGAAAACCTCCGAGCACAGTTCTTCCGCGCCTTGCTCATGTACTTGGTGTTTCTGTTGATGCTCTTTACGAGAATACCACAAGCGAAGTCCGATAAAACGGACTGATAGGAGGGGGGTGAAAGGAATCGGTAATTTAGTAGGAATCGCACTTCTAACTATGTCCCTTCTGCCAAAAGCGGCCTTGGAAATATGGTATTTCCACGACCGCGAATCAGCAATATTCACTCTATTTTGTTGGGGCTTTGGCACACTCTTACTCTTAAGTGCTTTTGCGCTTTCGCTTCTCTTCTATTACTTGGGATAGGCAGTCGTCTGCCTGTTTGAGGCGTTCTTGGAAATCAGAGCTGTAAAAGTCGACTATGCCAGAGTTCGGGCTTATGTCAAAAAGAATGCGATAAAGGTTGTCCAAACTATCGGCAAGTGGCCCCTGTTCTTTCGACCGAACGGAGGCAACTCGGCAAATTGCGTTATCAAAGCTGGAAGGAAGCTTCTCTTGGATACATAGTGCCACGGAAGAAACCATCTCGGCAAATTCGTCATCTGAGGTAACAATGGTTTCGTGTTCCCAAGTCAATCTGAGCTTTTCTACCTCTTTTACGGCAGAAGACCTCGATACAAACCAGGATAAGAGTCCAGATACGGCAGTTCCGACCAGCGCAATAATCGCGCAAACGATTTCCGTTTTCATGATCTTCCATCCTCCTTTTTCATCTATGATACCACGGGGCGAAAAGGGGGACAACAAAAAACGCCCCAGCCGGTGGGGGAACACCGACCAGGGCTGCAAACCTAATCGACCTACCCGACTAGGCTTGATGGAACGAGTGTACTACTTTCCTTCGAGCCTGTCAACTGGCAAGGAGGAAAAATTATGTCGAACAAGAAAGATGAAATTGAGAACCGCTTTACCGCCGCGAGGCACGTCATGGACGATCTGTGCCGGGCCTACTACGGGATGACCTGGGACGAGCACGAACGCCTTCACGGAGGCCGGGGCGGCTCAGGCGGCTATCTCCCGCTCTTTACCGCCTGCCTCCAGATGGCGGCGGAGCTGGCCGGGAAGGAATTTGACCCGGCCAACTACACGGAGCTGGAGCTGTGGCAGCTCTGTGAGCTGTACGCCGCCTCCGGGCTGTCCGTACAGGATTTTGCGGAGCGGTATCTGTAAAAAGGAGGAATCAGAATGCCAAAATTGAGAATGACAGACCAGCAGCGCAGAGAAAAGGCGCTGATGCGGGCACTCGAAAAAGCAAAATTTGAGAATGACCTGAAATATGATATAGATGTCGCCAACCGTTTGGGCGTCGTTCCTGTTACATATCTGCGCAGAAAGAAAAAGTCATTTCAGACGACGCCCCTACAGGATTTCGCCTTGATGGCACGGGTGCTTCATTTTACAGGCCGGGAGGTCTGTGAGATCGTCGGCGTCCCATACAAGGAGGTGACGACAGAATGAATCATCAGGCCGAGCGCGACAGGCGCGCAAAGGCGTACAGCTACCGGGCCTACCGCCGCCGGGTACAGCAGGCGCAGGCGGTGGCCCAGCGGGTACAACTGGCGGTGGTTGCCGGAGCGGCGCTGGTGCTGGCTATTCTGGTGGCAGCGAGCCTATGAAAAAGCAACTGATCGTGACTACCGTATACCTGTTCTTTTTGTTGGCGCTGGTTGCACTGATCGAAATTGTCTGGAACCAGGAACCGGAACAGCCAGCCATTGAGACCCCGGCAGCAACCACCACTCCGGCCCCCACGCCCACCGGCCCGCTCACCATCCAGATCACCGGACTGGAGGGCGCGGAGAGCATCGACGATGTGTGGGCGACGATTACCATCCCGAAAGAATAACTACGCCCCGGCTAGTGGCGACACACCAGCCGAGGCAGAAAGAGGGAATATGATGTCAAGTTCTAATAATTGTGAAACTAAGAAAGCGGTTTTAACGGTTGAGGCGGTTCAAGAACATCTAGCTCAGACGGCTCAATCACGCCAATGTCTATCAGCAAAGATATTACAGTCATGGCCGAAATTTGGCTTGTGTATAAAGAAGAATTAACAGCCATTTTCATGGCAACGGTGTTTGGATCGTCAGAATCTTTTATTCCGTTCATAATTGCACTTGCCAATTCATCTGCTTTCGCTTTTGAGTAATCGTCCAAAAAATCGCAACACCACTTTAATAAATCCACTCTAGTCACTTTATTCACCTCCTCCCTACCGCCTACATTTTACCATGGAAACGAGTGGAGAACAACAAAAAGCGCCGCTCCCCGGTGTGCGAGACCGGAGGGCGGCAAGGGAAACATTTGTTTATTTACATTTTAT